GCGGATATCACCTCGGACCAAGCAACGGAAATAGCATCAAGCCCTGAAGTTTTGGCTGCTATTACCGAAACCCAAGCTGAAGAACTCTTTGAACAAATCGTTGTGGACGAATTATCTGAGGAACAGTTGGAGGCGTTTACTGAAGCCATTCAGGAAGCGCCAACAGAAATCAAGCAAGTTTTTGAGAAAACTATTGATATTTTTAGTTCTAAATTTGATGAATATGTGCCAACCGGCTCTAACGTGCCGGTTCGCACCCGTAGAACCCTTGTAGTTATTGGGTCCTTGTTAACGATGTTACCAAGTGTACATATTAAGACAGGTAAATTATGAAGAAACTACTTAACTATCTAGCTGAGAACACTTGGACTTGGGCGGGCACGGGCATGGTATTAATTACCTTGTCTGGACCCACTTTTCGTCAGGCTGTGTTTTTGACAGGTACTGCCGTGGTTCTTCATTCCGTAATAACCCTAAGTCAGAAAGATGAAAAATGAACTCAGCAATTGCAAAAGCCTTAGACCTTGGACAACGACTTGTATCGTTGTTTATTGCCAGCGCATTACCAATCATCACAGGTGGAGCAATCCTCGGTGTTGATGTGATTAAGTCGGCTGGTGTTGCAGGACTTACAGCCTTGTTTGGTGTTGTACAGAAACTTGCCGCAGCGTCAGTTGATGGCGAGCTTACATCAGCAGAAATTAGCGCAGCGTTTGGAACTAAGACCAAGAAGAAGTAATGGAATTATCCGACCTTCTCAACGAGAAGGAATGGAGAAAATGTAAAGGTCCTGAGGACGCAACCTTAGAACAACAGGTTGAAGCATTTGAATATTTCTGTTCCAACTATTGGATGATACGCCACCCTGAACGGGGTCGTATCAAGTTTGAGTTGCGTGATGCGCAACGAGAAACAATTGCCACATGGTTATCCACCCGATACTCGATAGTGCTTAAAGCACGACAGATTGGGTTCTCTACCCTTGCGTCTGCATATTCATTTTGGTTGGCTTTCTTTTGGCCCGACAGATTTATTGTTATGCTTTCGCGCACAGAGCGCGAAGCAGCCAAGTTGTTACAGAAATCAAAGTACGGTTACAAGATGTTGCCGGCATGGATGCGCAAACATGGTCCAGAGTTGCTTTCCGATAATCAACTTAAGATTGTGTTCGCTAACGAGTCTGCGGTTGAGTCGCTGCCGTCAGGCAACGACCCAGCCCGAGGTGAATCGGTATTCTTGGTAATCATTGACGAGATGGCGTTTTTGCCAAACCCAAGCGAAGCTTGGGCATCCATTGAGCCAATTGCCGATGTCGGCGGTCGTGTCATTTGTCTATCTACCGCCAACGGTGAGGGCAACATATTTCACGAGTTGTGGGTTGGTTCCCAAACAAAAACAAATAGATTTACGGGAATCTTTTTCCCTTGGTCTGCTGGCGACCGTGACGAAGAATGGTACGAAGCCAAGAAGCGTGACTTGCCTGATTGGCAAATGGCACAAGAATATCCATCTGACCCAGACGAAGCCTTTATCCGTTCTGGTCGTCCTGTGTTTGATTTGGAAGCCTTGCGCGCGTATGAGCCCGAAGAACCAAGTCGTGGTTACTTACACAAAGGAATGGGCAAGGGTGTTTATGAGTTCAGGGAAGATGGTGGTGAACTTGCTGTGTGGGAGTTCCCTGAGCGTGGTCAGGTTTATGTTATTGGTGCTGACGTTGCCGAAGGTCTAGGTCATGGCGACTTTAGTTCTGCACATGTAATCAATGTCGAAACAGGTTTGGTTGTAGCACATTGGCATGGTCATGTGGACGCAGACATATTTGGTGAAGAAGTTTTGTTTGCTTTGGGTTGGTGGTACAACCATTGTCTGATTGGTGTTGAGTCAAACAACCACGGGTTGACAACCCTGAAAGGGTTGCAACGCGTGGGATACAAGAACCTGTTTCGTCAAAGACGGTTAGGTCAGCGCAACCCTACGGTTAGCGAGACTTTGGGTTGGCGTACAACATCGGTTTCTAAACCTTTAGCCATTGACGAACTAAACGGGAACATGCGAGATGGTGCTTTGTATATTGCATGCAAAGCAACAGTTGCCGAACTACGCACTTTTATCCGTCAACAAAATGGCAAGATGCACGGTTCGCCCCATGACGACAGAGTTATGTCTTTGGCTATCTGTAACCAGATGCTTAAATATGTTTGGCTACCTGAATATCGAATTACCGTTGCCCCCAAAAAGAATACGTTTGATTGGTGGAGCCAGCACATTCTGAAAGCACCAAAAGAGGGAAGACAACCAATCGGGGCAGAAAATGTCAGAAAAGTAACGATTTAGGATTGTATTGATGCTTTCCATAACCTGCGACAACTGTTCTACAGAGTTTTATGCACCAGAATTGCCAAGGCGGGGTGCTATTTGCTTTAAATGCCACATAGGCACGGTAAATCTAGGGTTTACCTACGGCAAAGAAGACTTTCATGGACCAACCATCAAGGAACGTCAACAGAAACAGGTTGCAGATGCCAAGATAAATGGCATCAACGCCGAGCCCGTTGGCAGTCGTTGGATTTAATGCCATGCCTGAAATCTGGGTCCCGATTGTCGTTGCCGTTATTACGGGCCCGGTAGTAGTAGTCCTGAGCAAGCTACGCAAAGAAAACTCAGAACAACATGCAGAAGGTAGGGAGTTGCTGGAAGCAATAGGCATAAAGGTGGATAAGGTCGGCAGTAAGTTAGATGAACATATTGGTTGGCACAAGGGTAAAGAGGATAAATAATGGCACGAATGACTAACACGGAAATCTTAAAGAAGTATCGAGAGAAGCTGGAACAGTCACGCCGTTGGCGACAAGAAGAACGCTACGACGACCTTTGGAGTCGTCTAATTGATTTGTACCGTGGCAAACATCATCGTACCGACATCAAAGAAGACCAGTTGTTGGTAAACATTGCGTTTGCAACTATCAACGTTATTTCGCCTGCCGTATCTATTAATCACCCAAAAATTACGGTAAACGCCAAACGGCCAGAAGATGCCGATAAGGCAATTGTTACGGAAGCAATTATCAACTACTGGTGGCAACATTATGGTTGTCAAGAGCAGTTTCGCCGTGCGGTTAAAGACTTTCTTATTTGCGGACACGGGTGGGTAAAGACTGGTTATCGTTACGTTGAAGAAGAAAAAGCAAAAGACGAAACACCGAACTTTGATTCATACGATGAATTAACAACGCCTGGTCCGGAAGCCGCCGTTGAATCAGAATTAATCATTAAAGAAGATAGAGCTTTTGTTGAGCGTGTTTCTTTGTTTGACATGTATGTTGACCCAGACGCAACATCAATGGACGATATCCGTTGGATTGCACAACGCACTCGTCGTCCGCTAGAAGACGTAAAGAAAGACAAAAGATACAATGCTTCTGCGCGCGCGGACGCGGCGCCTTCGCATTATTCAAAGTGGGGACAAGACCAGTTCCGTCCACGAATGTCAACAGACAAAGATAACTCATATGTTGAGATTTGGGAATGGTATGACATTGATAAAAATACAATGTCCGTGTTTTGTGATGGCTCAGACAAGTTTCTTGTTTCGCCAACAAAAATGCCTTTCTTGTTCGGACATCCGTACACAATGTTACGCAACTACGATATACCAGATTATTTTTACCCAATGGGTGAACTAGAAGCAATTGAGCCACTACAACACGAATTGAATCTGACCCGTACACAGATGATGAACCACCGTAAACGGTTCTCTCGTAAGTGGTTATACAAAGAAACAGCATTTGATACAGATGGTCGCAATGCCCTTGAGTCGGATGAAGACAACGTAATGGTGCCAGTTGTTTCTGACGAAAGCATTAACAACGTAATTACGCCAATGCCGGCAGTAATTAACCCACCAGAGTTCTACAACCAATCACAATTGATTTCCGAGGATATTCGTTCAGTCTCTGGACTTAACGAATATCAGGGTGGTGGAATGCCAGAAATTCGTCGAACGGCAACAGAGGCGGCAATTATTCAGGACGCTGCCAATGCTCGCGTTTCGGACAAGTTGGCAATCGTCGAAAAGAGCATTGGGGAATGCGGTCGTCGTTTGATTATGCTTGCACAACAGT